GCAGACACTTGGAATCATGTATCAGCAGAGAGGTATGGCGATGAGTGGGACGTATATTTAGACGGAACGACTGTAATAAATGTAACTCAAGCAGTTGATCTTCCAGACCAGACTGGTACTCTCAACATAGGCTGTCAATATGGCAACTACACCCCTCAAAATCATTTTGATGGGCAAATAGAAGAAATCCATATTTCAAAAGGTATTGCTCGACATCAGGGTAATTTTACACCACCAATAACACCAGCCTCAAGTGACGCAAATTCTGTTCTTCTCATTCATTGCAATGAGGCTATAGATTCAGGCACGACAGGAAGTGGAGCAACGTTTACTGATTCTGGTAACGTAGGACATACAGTAACGGAAGTTGGAACAGCAATTAGGACTTTAATAAATGCTAAAGTTGCTGATTAATAACAATACGGAGCATATTGTTGCCAACAGGTAATTTATATAAATTTTAATAGGAGGCAGAAAATGATGAAAGGTTATAAGACGTGGATAGCAGCAGGATTGGCAGGAGTAAGTGCAATATTAACAAGTTTGGGTTATGTAGATATAGCTAAGGTAATCATAACAGTAGCGGCAGGATTCGGGTTTGTCGGTATAGGGCATAAGATACAAAAAGCGGCAGCAGAGATAAAGGGCCCCACAGTACTATGATAACACCTGCAAAGTACATAGCCGATAAAATATTCGAGCTGGATATGCCTATTGAGCAGTTTCTACCGAGACAGCAGATGATAATAAAGAGGCAAGTGCTTGATATATTGGTTGAGTGGCAGGCTGAATGGGAGGCAGAGAGAGCAAAATGGATGAGACGGCAGGAGTTGTAACGGATATAGTGACGAAGGGGTTAGAGTGGGAACTCCTATTCACACTCTTTCAGTTAATGGTAGTTGGTTATATACTGATTACCATTAAATCCTTTCTTTTTAATGAATTTGCGTGGCGTAAATTCAAGGGATCACTTGTTATAGGTATAGGTGCAAAGGTGAGGTTATTTAATGATGATGGCAGTGTTGACGGCAAAATTATATCAGCTAATAGATCAACTATTAAAGTTGAAACAGAAGACGTTATTGTATATATACCAACTAAGAAGTTTCCTGAAAAAGAGTGGTCGGTCCTTAAATAAAGAAAGGTTAAATGTGGAAGATATAAGAGATATTGTAATACGTACCGATGAAACAGTAAAACATTTAAGAGATAAGTTTGATAAACACGAAGTAGATGGTAATAGAAAATATGATGCACTGTTAGAAAGTGCAAATACATGTGTTGAATCTGGTCATATAAAGGAACAAAACAGTAAGATTGATAAGATATTAGACGTACTTAATAAAATACAGAAAAAAAGGGTAATAGAGTTTGGTGATATAGTCAAGGGTATGATTGTTATTGCAACTATCGTAGGTATTACTTTTGGCGTTATGAGTTACTTTAACAATACCTACGGAAGTCAAATTGATAAAGCTCCTATATATCAGGGTAAGACCGATAAAGAATGTATTGATCGGACTGGTGTAGACATGAGCTGGATTGAGGTTTTCCATACTGGCAGTTATACACACTATATCAATAGGGAGGTTAACCATGCGGTAGTCTGTCATAGAGACGAGATGATGCTGTTTGTTATAAAGGGAACTGAAGATGTTAGTATTATAATAGGCCAGATGTATAGTGACGGAAACCAGTGTTGGCAATTATTTAAAGTAGATATTAATGACGATAGTGACGAGTTTACAAAGAGGTATAGGGAAATGTTAGACGAATTAAGATCCCTGGCCTATAAACCAGAACAAAAATGTAATTAAAGGAGGGAAGTAATGTCAGTACATTATTCAATAGAAACAATTTCCAGTGATAAGGATACTAATTTCACTGCAGCACTAGCTCAGAATGCTATAGAGAACGAATCTCTTAGTTTTCCATCTGACTATTCAACAGTGAATATTAACAAGTTGAAGATAAACAGTATAGCAGTTCAGGCTGATTTTACAAATACGGGTGCTGCTTTAGATCTTGAGGTTGTATTCTGGAATACAGATGGGTATTCAAATACAGACCTGGATACAGATGGATATATAGCATCTGTTCTGTTTTCAAATTCAGATGCAAGGCAGATTGCTGGCTCTGGTCAGTATTACTATGAAAGTGAGAATAGCTTTAAATCGCCAATATATTACGAAGATGCAGACGGTACAGGTGAATTACATGTTGGATTGGTAAACAGAAGCGCAACCACTTTTCATGCAGACGACACAATTAAATTATCCTTTGTTGTAGAACCTATACTATGACGGCATTAGAACTTACTAATAAGCAGAAGAAAGAGGCTAATGATTTTGCTAATTTATATGCATACCAGCACACAAAACATTCAGATGCTTTCTTTAATGCTGACTATGATATGATATTTGTAAACAAGGGGAACCAGGCAGGTGGTACGGCTGTTATTGCATATAACTTCGTACTGAGAATACTTGGCTGGCATCCTGTGCCTAGAAAGAATATGGTATATTTTAAGTGTGATTCTGCCAGTATATACGAGGATAAGCTGAAGAAGAACATGGATGTCGAAGGGGTTGAGAGGGGACACTACTTCTCACCAAAGGAATATTTCAGTAACCTGGAAGGTAAGCCATGTCCTCACTGTAATACAGAGATACACAAGCACGAAAGGATTCATAAGATATATAGGTTTGCATCACAGAACCTCCCTGTGGAGAAATCTAAATCTAATGAAGATAGTAGTGAAAGGTCCAGTGAAACAAAGAACACGCAATATCCAGAGTTTACCAGATGGCTACCATCTTTCCTTTTAAAGAAAGATATTACAGCACGAAGACAGGTACAGATAATAAGAGATCCTTATGGTGGGGATGATATAACGATTGAATATGTATCTTATAATCAGTCTACACAGTCTGTTGCTGGTCATAAGAGAACAGCACTATGGCTTGACGAGTTAGCACCAGAACCGTTTTATGATGAACAACCAGCCCGTCTGTTGATAGAAGATGGTGATACATGTATATCATATACGCCTACAGAAGATAATGCTATTGGGTATTATTTTGACCGTATATACGAACGTGCTAAAGTTTATTATAAAAGTAACGCTATAAGGGAGTATTATCTCCGTGAACATAAAACCAAGTTTCCTGAGATAGAATTTACTAATAGTAAGGAGTCTATAGCGGTTATTCAGATGGCAACTGATGATAACCCACTACTCACAAAAGAGATTATAGATAGGAAATATGCAGGATTTGATGACAGGCAGTTGGTTGATATGCGTAGGTATGGTATATTTGCTGCTGTTACAGGTAAGATATATAAACAGTTTGTTCCAAGGATACATATAAGAAAAGGGAGTGATGTTTTTCCAGATGGTATACCTAAGACTGGTACGTTTTTCAGGTCAGAAGACTGGCATCCAACGACAAAGCTTGCTATTATATTTGTGTATTTATCTCCGTATGATGAGGCGTTTGTGTATGCAGAGTTAAACCCTGATCCAGAGAGGGATAATACACTATCTATATGTAAGATGATAGCTGATGTAAGTGGTCCTACCAGGAAGTTCGGGATGAACCTTATAGACCCACTGGCCAGTATAAAGCAGTCAAATACAACGAGAAGCGTGGTGGATGATATGAACCACTATTTCAACCAAATGAAGAAGAACGAAGAGTGTACTGGTGGATGGTGGGAAAGTGCTAATACAAAATCTACTGTATCAAAGACAGATCATAATTTAAGAGGCAGGGATGAGATAAGGAGAAGACTTGCAAATGCCACTTTATGCGAGAAGCCTTTTAATAACAAGATACATCAGAGCGGGCTGGAGAAGAGACTTCCTACTTTATGGGTATTAAATGATTGTCCCCTTGCGGCAGATTCGTTAAAGCAATGGAGGCTTGAGAAAGGAAAACCTACAGTTAAATGGAGTCATTTTTGTACGGCTCTTGAGTTTTTAATGAAGGATGTCAGGTTTTCTCCAAGAAAACAACTTACAAAGAAACCTAGAGATTATATACACAAGAGGTATTATCAGACAAAAAGATAAGGAAAAAATACATGGCACGATATAATGAAGAGGAAACCAAGGCCCTGATTAGCCAGATTATAGATGGCGAATATACGACAGGGCAAAGTAACAACAATATTCCAGATGCGGATTATCTGGACTACCTTGATATGTTTGACTGCGAGCGAACAGAAAAGAATTATGATTGGATGTCCGATATATACATGCCTGAGTTTTTATCACAGATGCTTACGCAGTCTGCTATAGAAGCTGGACTATACTTTAAGACACATGATTTTGTAGAGGTATATGTTGGCAGTGAAGATGAAATGAGTATTCGTTCTGCAAAGGTAAG